GAAACCCGATTTTCTTGCAATTCTACCGCACGGGTGCTATGAGTCATCCACTGCAATAGAATTGCCAACTTTTCTCAAAGTGTAATCGTGGGCTTGACATCCCCACCCAAAGATGTTAAACTAACCTCATCAGTTTAGAACTCTTGTTCACACAAACTGATACAAGCAAAATTGCTATCTAATCATGTCTCAAATTATTTCTTTTTACACGAATAGTGTAACAAATTGGAATGCAGTTCTTCGCAATCCTACATTTAAGTCCCTGTCCGCACCTGAGTTTGTGTGTGCAGAATATGTGGGCACTCAAGTAAACGAATGGAATAATCTTAACATTCAACAACCAGCGAACAAAGCCCGTGCTGGTGGTGTTGATACGAACAACATTAACGGACTCATTTCTGAACTTCAAGTGGGTTATCGTGTCACTGAATTGCCCCCTATCTTGATGATTCTTCCCAATGGTGATAAAGAAGTGTGGGATGGATATAATCGTTATAATGCGTGTTACGAACTTGGTATCACTGATTATCCATTTGCTGTTTATACTCTCAAGGAAGAATGGGCAAATCGTGTAGATGATGCCTATGATATTATTGCCCTTGGTGCAAACAATCATACAGTAGCAAAGCGTCACACTATCAACGATTTTGTGAATCGTGGTGTCTGCTATGTCAAGCGAAATGGTAGCACAGCATCTAAGGATGAGATCAAAACTTGGGTGGATTCGATTAGCCATTCATTCACACCTAAGCAAGTGAGTGACATCGTAGATAAGATCTATCAACAGACTACAATCGCGGTGAACATTGCTCCTTATGTTCATCCGAAGAATGCACAGGCAAAAGTAGCTGAAATCGTACAAACTGGTTCATCCACTAATCCTGTCATCATTTGCTGCAAAGAGAATACCTACATCGAACGTGGTTTTCTTCAAATTATGAAGAACTTTGTTGAGAATGACATTACGGAAACTGATGTGGTAACCTATACCAAAGGTTGCGAAACTGCGGAGCAGGTTGCACAACAGCGTGAATATGCGATGGAATATCTTAGCAAACTTGATGCGCTTGTTGTTCAGTATGTGACAAAGCGTTTGACTACACAATCCTCTGCCTATTCTGTTGCTGGTGCATTACCTCAACTGATTGGTGTTGAAGATCCTCAATCTCTGGTGAATGTGTGATGAAAGAAGGATTTACGATGTATAAAGATGAGTATGCTGCTATACCTTTTGGCAATCAACTCATGATTATACATAAGGGACAACAGTTGAAGGTATGTCGTACTGAAAGTTCAGCACGAAACTTTATCACAGATCACAAGAAAGGTAAATCGGTTGCAAAATTACCCATTGACTGATAAACAATGAGGCTTCTAAAGTGTCCCTATAGTATGAAGAACACTCACCTAGAACATCCTGAAGATTCCATCCTAACTGGTGATCTCACTGTGTTAGATTGGTTCTGCGCTGATTCTACTATCAGTGTCAAGATTGATGGTGCTCCTGCTATTGTGTGGGGACGCAATCCTGCCAATGGTAAGTTCTTCGTTGGCACCAAAAGTGTGTTCAACAAAGTAAAAATCAAAATCAATCATTCTCATGAAGAAATTGATGCGAACCATCAGGGCAAAGTTGCGTCTATTTTGCGCGCTTGCTTTGATTCTCTGCCTCGCACAAGTTTTATCTATCAAGGTGATTTTATCGGTTTTGGTGGTGATGATACTTATCGTCCCAACACGATCACTTACAAGTTTCCTGAAGTAATTGAGCAAAGTGTAATCATTGCACCTCATACTCAGTATGATTGTGAGGATGATCTTCGTAATGCTATCGCACAACCTATCACTAAACGGTTTGTTGATACCTGTGATGTGAAATGGGTGCAACCAGAAGCATCTATCTGTCCTTATCGTGAAGACATTGAAGATTTCTGCAAGTTTGCACGTCAAATGTCCACAATGTGTGAGTTTGCGAGTGTAAAGGAAGCAGCAGAGATCAAAAAGCAAATCAATGCCTGTATTCGTGTGGGTATTGATGTTGAGGATGGTTTTATTGATTGTGATCCTAACCTTCTTCGTTTGTGGAAGTTAGTACAATCTATCAAGATGGATTTGTTCTGCTTCATTGAGTCTGATACTGACATTCGTTGTGAGATTGATGGTGAACTGAGCGATCATGAAGGTTATGTTATGGTGAATGAGTTTGGTATGTTCAAGATCGTTGATCGTGATCAATTTAGCAGACTGAACTTCATTATTGCAAAGGATTGGTGATAAACACTGAGGCTTCCAAAGTGTCCCTATAGTATGAGCACAACTACCATGCAAGCACAAGCACAACAAATCATTGCAGATTCGGTTCTCAAGAATACTCTGCTGCTGATTGAGGCACTGAAAGATAACTATCGTCAGTATTCGATTCGTGGACATCAGCGAGCGGTTGAGAACTTCAACTATACTTACGACAACACTGATTCTGTTCAGTCACAGTATCATCAGCGCAAGATTGATGAACTGAAGTCTGGTAAGTGTGACATTGATTATACTATCGAGTCTGGTAAAAAGTATCACAAAGTCATCATGATTGATGGTGGTGGTTCTCGTTCTGTTCATGCTTTCGTTGATAAGCAGACTGGCGAAGTGTATAAGTCTGCATCATGGAAAGCACCTGCCAAAGGTGTTCGTTATGATCTGCGATTGATTGCCGATCGTGAATATCTGCTGGAAAATGCAGATTGGAGTGGTGGTTATCTGTACGCAAAATGAGTATCATGAACTGGGAAGAATTGAAGCATCAAATGATTATTGAGGCAGTTGAAAAATATATTTACGAGATGAAACAACTTAACTGCAATCAGGCAGCGATTGATGTCTACACTAAACTTCTTGAGGAACTTGAGGCAGAATGACTTACTCTAATCTCTCAAAGATCAAACCAAAGTTGAGAACAACTGGACGTGTCTCTGGTAACTTTGGAAAGAGCAAAGTTGTTGCTGGTTCGTCACTCAATGACATCGGTGGTGATGGTAACATAGGTGCCACACAGAATGAATACCTGAACCGTCTTTATTATGCTTTTGATAACACTACCGACACTCAACTTCGTCAGTTCATTTACAAAGAAATCCGTAACATTCACATCCAAAGAGGTACATGGTAATGGCAACTTGGAGAGCAAAATGTTGGTTAGGTTCTTCCGCTGGCTATCAAGAACTGGAAGTGCAAGCAAATACACTCAACGGAGCAAAACAGCAACTTGAGAGAGTTTATGGTGCAGAACAAATTACTAATTTGCGTGAGGTAAGATCAGGTTCTTCGTCATTAGGTTCTGCTGTTAATTCTGGTGGAACTGTTATGCTTCTTGCTGCACTGTTTGTGATTTGGTTGATCGTAAAATGCTGGTGGATTGTGATACCAGTTGGCGCAATTCTTGGAGTTCTTTATTACTTCGGAGTGAAGGACGATTAAAATTACTGAGGCTTCTAAAGTGTCCCTATAGTATGAACAACACTCAACCGATGATCGTCTCCGAGATCTATTCTTACCACACAAACTGGAAGGAAGGTAAAGTCAATCAAATGTGGATTGAGCAAATTACTGATAAAGAGTGCGACAATCTCTACGTTGCTGTTGCACACAATCCTCGCAATGGTTCTACGATGGAGATGAGCAATCCCCGCACATCTTACTCCGAAACTCTAAACTGGGTTCGTGGTTATTGCGGCACTTTCTGTATTCTTCCTGCCTGAACTGATGATGACACAAACTCAATGGGACGACATTTACACTTCTCTCTACGAAGTGTATGAGAAAGTATCACTGAAAGACGAGCAAGTTCGTTCTACGATTGGTGATGCACTTGATCGAATGATTGACATTAACCCTCGCAACAAAAACTGATGAACAACACTCTCCGCTTCACATCCTTCAAGGAAGCAGTTAATCACCTGATGGATCATTGCAATCTGAGTAATCAGGAAGCAACGCATTTTATCTGGGACAATCAATTCACAATGGGCACAGATCGTGCCATTTGGTTATCTATTCCTGTCGATTTCGGTTGCTGATTAACAATGATGACTGACATTCGTTATAGCACTGGTGAGGAACTTGAGCAGTTTCTTTATGAAAAGTGCAGACAAGATCCTGATCTTCTCGCTACAATTATCAATGAATATGTGTGCTCGCTGAGTGATAACAAACTCATTGAACTTGAGGACTTTCTTGCTAACAACTTTGGAGATGAATGATGACTGACGGTTACACTTTCAATCGCGTTGAGTTCACTGCAAATGAGGAAACTTGCATCCTTAAGTTTCTCAATCAAGCACGAGAATGTGGATACCCAAGTGCAAACGAAGAGTGGTATCCTGTGATTGATTCTATCATTCAAAAGTTTTTCAATTCTAACATCAAAGAAGCACAGGAGTTTCAGACACGATGAAATGGGAAGTTAAGTTATATGTCGGTGGAAAAGTATTCACCGAAAGTGTAGAAGCAGTCAACAATCAGGATGCAAAGCAAACAGCACTTGCTCGCAATCCTAAAGCAAAGGTTGTAGGTGTCAATCCAGTTTTTCGTTGATAAACACTGAGGCTTCTAAAGTGTCCCTATAGTATGAGCACAACCCAAACGATGATTGACTTCCCTACAATGCAATCCAAGGATGGCACAATGCTGGTAGGATTCTATCCTATTGCATCTAGTTCCAATCACATTCTCAAGATTCTTTCTTGGAAAGGTGTTGATACAATCTCTCAAAAGTGTCTCACCAAGAAAGATGCTCAACGTGAGATTGATGAACGTTTGGCACTGGATTATGTGATCACTGGTGACAACATTGATTTGGTGCAAGAATACAACTTTATGGTAGGTGCTTGCTGATGACAAAAACTACTCTCACATACAAATGAAATTGATGCCTGACTTCTACACTTTCACTGGCGACGGTGTTACCTTTCTCGGTTTGGTTGGTGTTATCAGCACTGCAATCATTATCGTAACTGCCTTCCGTCGTTATTTCAATTCTCCACTGAACAAATGAACACTCAACATCGTATCGACAACATCATCGACGCACTGCAAGAAGCACTCACAAAGTGTCAATCAGTGGACTATCATGATGATGCAAAATGTGATGATAGTGCTCCATTTGCGATTGGTTGGACATCATCCACGATCAAAAATGTGCTGATTGATCTTAACAATCTCAAGCAGGATTTGAACTAAAATGCAATTCCAAGTTACCTACATTGAGTTTGATTTTGATGGCGATGATGACATAACTCCGTATGACATGGATTACATCACCTCACTCTATGTTGGTGAGATTTATGAAGCTGATGACGAAGAGGATCTAGTTGAAGAGATCACAGCTGCATCTGGTTGGTGCATCAAATCCATTGATTATCGTCACGTTCTTAACACTCATTAATGAGGTTGTTAATAACAACTGAGGCTTCCAAAGTGTCCCTATAGTATGAGCACAACTCAAACGACAATGCGTAAGATCGAACGACTGATGAATGATGCAATCACTGCATCGAAAGATTGGAAACTTGCTAACACTGAAGTCATCGCATGTTCTAACGTTTCTGATGTCTATCTGCACGGTAATCTGATCGCTCGAATTGGTGAAACTTGGATTGAATTGTTCGATGGTGGTTGGCAATCAAACACCACAAAGTCTCGCCTCAATGCTATTCTTTCTGAGCACGGATTGCCTGGTGAAGGTGTATTCCAAAAGAAAGGAGAATGGTTCTTTAAGTCTAACGACTACGGTACGATTCCCTTCTTCTCAGGTATGCGAATTGCCTGAAGTTTTCACTCTTAAGTAACACTCAACTCCTGAAACATTATGAACCGTCAAGAACTTTTAGAAGCATACATTGATCGTATATTCTTGATAACATGTCCACCAAAGATTTGATGCGTATTGTAGGCGATCAGATTGAAGAAAACCTCTCCGGTTATAGCGATGAGGAACTAATTGCAGAGGTTGAAGAATACTATCCCGAACTGATTGAGGGTTGATTCAATGATACGTTATGAAGTCAGATACCAAGTTCCGTATAACAATTTGGAATGGAGATCGCAATGGTTTAATACACTGAACGAAGCAGAAAGAATGGTGAGTTTCTATCTGTCTTGTGGATCAAAGTCTTACATAGCATAACACATAGGGAGGACAAGTTTCCTCCCTTTTTTATTGTCTAAAATGCCAAAATACTGCCAAAAAACGTTAAAAATCAATTAAAAATGTATTATTTAATATAAATGAGCGGTTTCAATCATTCTCAATAAGTAACATTTATTGAGAATCAATAAGGTGTGTTATTGATACTCAATAAGCAAATGTGTTGAGAATAGGTGTTAATTTGTTGAGTATTTGTGTGTTCTTAAATGTCTCCAGGTGCTTGCATTTATGTGCTTATAAATGTGTCTGGTGCTTGTGATCTTTGCCTGCATTATATCAGCACCGCGCTCAAATGTCAACCCCCCGAACGTCACAAAATCCTCACAGATCCCGCGCCAAAATCCCCCAACCGCTGATAAATACCCCCCAGGACGTTGACAATATTCCCCAGGTATCTTAGACTCTTACAAGAACACCAACGGAGCAAACTCATGTCAGTCGTGTATCAACAAGCGCAGAAGCAGCGTTATAGGATCACTCTAGATCTGTCAGTTTTCGGTGACTTCGATCCGCATCAGATTGACTGGGAGAAGTTATTCAAGTTGGAACCTGCAGAAAACGTTGATGCTTACGTTGAGGACTTAAGTACACCTGACAGATGGTGAGCGTGATTAATACCGAGGCTTGCAAAGTGTTTCTATAGTGTAAGAACGACACAGACACAGTGAGCACCACTTTCCAGAGCAATCTCACCGACACCGACTATAACGGTTGGACGAATTATGAGACGTGGAATGTTGCACTTTGGATCGGCAATGATGAGGGTTTGTATGACATCGCTCGTCGTTGTGATGATTATCAGGATTTTGTAGATTCGACTGAGGACTTTATCACTAAGACTCCGGACGGAGTATCATTCACCAGTGATAAGTTGAACTGGATTGAACTCAACGAAATGATTGAAGATCTCTGATCTAGGTTAACACTCAAGGGGAATGAGATGCGCCCCTATAAAGACACTCACTCACAACACACATTCTAACACAAAACACGCAAAATGTCTAAGTCTGTAATGCTTTCCCTGCTTGCACAAGGTAACAACGGCGATGAGATTCTTTCGATTCTTGATGCTATTGCTGCCGACACTGTGAGTGATACTGAGGAGGCAACGATTGAGTTCTGATTGTTAGTAACTGTGCGCTCCCTGGTTGACACTGGGGGGCGTTTATGTTATGATCAGTAAGCAACACCGTTTGGCAGCGTTTTGCGGCGGTTGTTTATATCGTCGCGGCGGCGTTGCGGTTATAAAAAAGCGAAACTACCCTAACCTACAGAGGTGACAAATCGAGAGCTAATTATCACACTCATCAAAATTTTCCGGGGGTAAAAAGCACATATATAGAGGAAAGCAAAACATTTTGTGATGATAAAAAATCCCGTAGAAAAATTTCCCCCGATGGATAAAATATATCATATCTACGCAAAAGACAGATGTTTGTTTCATTCAATTAAAGAGGATGAATTTCAAAGAACATGGAGCACTCTGAAGCACATGGTTGGTTTAATGAAGACTGACTATAGCGTGGATGATTTGTCTTATGAGGAACTGACAGTGAGCCGTCCTGTCATTTTAGAATCATCACACTAACTTGACTTTTTATAAATAAACGGATAAAATTGACATTGAAGGTTGATTAAACTTTATGGCAAAAGGATTTACTGTTAAGACTGTAGCACCAAAGAAGCAAGAAGCTGAATGGGATTACGATAAAATTCGTGAAAGAATGAAAGGTAAGACAATTGTATTCTGTCTACCAGGCAGAGGTTGCTCTTTCATTTTTCTGAAGAATTTTGTACAACTCTGTTTTGATCTTGTACAAAATGGAATGGCAATTCAAATTTCTCAAGACTATTCATCGATGGTGAATTTTGCCCGATGCAAGTGTCTTGGAGCAAATGTTCTCAGAGGACCTAAGCAGATTCCCTGGGATGGAAAACTGAATTATGATTATCAACTGTGGATTGACTCGGATATTGTTTTCGATACTGCAAAGTTCTGGCAGCTGTGTGATCTCGCATTCTCCGAAGATGGCACTGAGCGTGAAATCGTTGGTGGTTGGTATTGCACGGAAGATGGAGCAACAACCTCTGTTGCACATTGGCTTGAGGAAGATGACTTCCGCAAGAATGGTGGTGTCATGAACCATGAAACACTGGAAACCATGGCAAAGCGTCGCAAACCTTTCACTGTTGATTACACTGGTTTTGGATGGGTACTGATCAAGAAGGGTGTCTTTGAGAATCTCGAATATCCTTGGTTTGCTCCGAAGATGCAAGTCTTTGAGTCTGGCAATGTTCAGGATATGTGCGGCGAAGACGTTTCATTCTGTCTTGATGCAAAGGATGCTGGCTTTGAAATCTGGTGCGATCCTCGTATCAGAGTTGGACACGAAAAGACTCGTATTATCTGATATGGAAAAAACCTTTGATATTTTATACAAAGGAAGAAAGTTACATCAGAACCTCAGTGCAGAAGACTGTGTTGAGGTTCTTCAAGACTTCTCTGAAAGATTTTATGAAGGAGAAGAGATTGATCTATATGAACTTGTAGTGGAGGAAGTTTGATGGCAAATCACAAATCTCTGAATGGCTCAGCACAACTTGAGTCGCGTCCAAAAAATACTCGACAGGGACTTGGAAAGAATACAAAGCACTCTGCGACAAGCAGAAACAAAGCAAAAAAACCTTATCGAGGACAAGGTAAATAATCTTCAAAGCACTTAGAGGTTTCTTTAAGTGCTTTTTTATTTTTTATAACTAATTACCGGAAGCGCCGTCGTTTCTCGTCTTGAAAAAAACCGGAAACCCGAAAAACAAAACACCGAAATTCTCTGAATGTCTTACTTAAATCACAATCTTCCCACGTTTACTTGCTATATTCGTAATGAATTTCTCTACAATCATAAAAAAGGACACGGAGAGGTAACTTTATGCGACGTACACTCTGTAGCGTCCTTAGAGAAGCACGTACCCCTCTTTGAGGCATTTCTAGAGAATGGGGTGAATTGGACACGAAGACCGATACATGCCTTTTGTTGGAAGCCTGATGCACCTTTACAAAAGTTAGAGGAGTGTATGTGGTGGGATTGTTTTTCTCCGTATGTTGATGTTCAAGTTCGTTCAAGACTTGCTAATTTACGTGCTGAACTCATTAACTATCGTGGAGAAAAGAACGAAGGAACCTATATGTTTACTCTTGATTGGTCCTGGGAATCAAAATCAACGTTGAATACTAACTTCAGTGAGACTCCAGAGCATAAGTGTGCTCATTTCTTTAAAATGGATAACGGAAACTTCTATGCTTATCCAAATAATAAGATTTTATGGTACGATGATGCATGGACACGCAATAGAATTACCAAAAATCCAGGATATGAGATTGATCTAACCGAATATTCCGTCGAAAATCGTCGTAAAATAGAAACATCAGACGACTTTATGTACGAAATTACTGAAATTCGGGATAGCAACCCCGTAAAAAGTTCTGATTTTAACAAATCAGGAGAACAAAATGACACAGAAAATGCTAAGAGAGATTGCAAATGACGATCTAACGCCAAAAAAACATGATTTTCATCATCAAAATGAAATTCATGAAAAAATTCGTAATGATAATGACTATGATGACTGGGAATATGGGACTGAACCCATTTATGAAAACAAAAAATAACGAATAAATAAATTATAATTATTATATTTTAAACATTTCGATGCCTCTAGAAAGGGTAAGTCAAGGTTTTAGAGATCTAAGCATGTCATTTCAGGATAATCCTCTGAATAATGACTTAATTGGTATTAAAGATGCTAATGCAATTGCTCGTTCGGTTAAAAATATTGTATTTACCCTTCCTGGGGAGAAATTTTTCAACCCAGATTTTGGATCAAACATCACAGCATCTCTTTTTGAGAACATTGATGAATTTTCTGCTCTTACAATTAGAGATGAAATCAGAAATTCAATCGAAAATTATGAACCAAGAGTTAAATTGATTGATGTGACTGTAGAACCAGAGTATGATGATTATAATTTCAATGTAATTGTACAATATGAAATCATTGGAGTGAATATTCCCCCTCAACAGCTAGAGTTCGCTCTTCTTTCAGCAAGATAAATGGCATTACAAAATTTTACTAGTTTAGATTTTGATCAGATCAAGGCAACGCTTCGTGATTATTTAAAATCTAACTCAAATTTTACCGATTATGACTTCGAAGGATCGAACCTTTCAACAATTCTAGATCTGTTAGCTTATAACACGTATATTACGTCATATAATGCTAATATGGTGACGAATGAAATCTTCATTGACAGTGCAACTCTGAGAGAAAACGTTGTTTCTCTTGCAAGAAACATTGGTTACGTTCCTCGCTCAAAAAAAGCAGCGGCAGCAACAGTTACTTTTTTTGTAGATACAAGTAATGTATTCCCAACTCCATCAACTATAACTTTACAGAAAGGAATTGTAGCATCAACTTCAGCACAATTTGGAAGTTCATCATTTGTGTTTTCAATTTTAGATGATATTACAGTTTCTGTTATTGATAACACAGCATTATTCTCAAATATTCAGGTTTATGAAGGTAATGTCATTGATCAGTTCTTTACATATACTTCTAGACAACCGAATCAGAGATTTATTTTAGATAACTCTGGAGTTGATTCTGATAAGATAGTTGTTAATGTTAAAAGTAGTGAAAATTCAAATATTTCCGTAAAATACAGCCTTCAAGATAGTTTGTTTGATATTAATAGTAATTCAAAAGTATTTTTCCTCCAAGAAGTTGATGATGAAAGATATGAATTGATTTTTGGAGATAATATCTTTGGCAAAAAACTTGAAGATGGTAATTATGTTCAAGTTTCTTATCTTGTTACAAATGGTGATAGTGCAAATGGAATTGAAACGTTTTCATTTAGTGGCAGACTGATATATACACGAAATGGAGAGGAATACGTAGTTTCAACTGGAATTTCATTGCTCACCACGGAGATTGCTTCTAAAGGTGGTGAGATGATTGAAAGTGTTGAGTCAGTTAAAAAGTACGCTCCACGCATTTATTCTTCTCAAAACAGAGCAGTTACGACAAATGACTATGAAACTTTAATACCTGCTAAAATTTATCCAGAAACAGAATCAATTTCTGTTTTTGGTGGGGAAGATGTTGTTCCTCCACAGTATGGAAAAGTTTTTATTAGCATCAAACCGAAAACTGGAGACTTTTTACCAAATATCGTAAAAGATAATATTCGTAGAGACTTAAAAAAATATAGCGTAGCTGGAATTGTTCCAGAAATTTTAGATCTCAAATATCTTTACATTGAAGCAGAGTCTCAAATTTATTACAACACAAATCTTGCCCCAAGTGCGTCTTATGTTTCTTCTGTTATTCAGAATAATGTGACATCATACGCTGAATCTTCAGAATTAAACAAATATGGCGCAAGATTTAAGTATAGTAAGTTTTTAAAAACAATTGATGACAGTCATGATTCAATTACTTCAAACATCACTAAGATCCAAATGAGAAGGGACTTAAGAGTTGTTCTTAATACCTTTGCAGAATATCAAATTGGATTTGGTAATAGATTCTATGTCAAAAATCCCAATGGGTTCAATATTAAGTCTACTGGATTTAAAATTGCTGGATTTAATTCTATAATTTATTTGGGCGATTTGCCAGATACTAATCAAAATACGGGATCGATATTCTTTTTTACACTAGACATAGCAACAGCAACAAATCCATCAATTCTACAAAGAAATGTTGGAAGAATTGATTATGTAAATGGGATTATTACGTTAAATCCAATCAATATAATTTCTGCGCTTGAAAAAAATGGACAACCAACAATAGAAATTTCCACAGTGCCTCAATCGAATGATGTGATTGGATTACAGGATCTTTATTTGCAACTAGATATTAGTATGAGTACATTTGAAATGATCACAGACAGAATATCTTCTGGATCTGATCCATCAGGAACTACGTACATTACATCATCAAGCTACAAAAATGGGATTTTAGTAAGAGCATAAAATGTCAGAAAAAAGAGTACCCTTTAATATAATCGTCAAGAATCAATTTCCATCATATGTTGAAGAAGAATCCCCATTATCTTTAGAATTTCTATCTGAATATTATAAATCTCAAGAGTATTATGGAGGATCAATTGATATTCTTGAGAATCTTGTCGAATACAATAAATTAGATGCTCTTACGCATTATTCAAATAGTGCTATTCTAATTAATGATATTTTATTCTCAGATACTGAAATTTTAGTTGATAACACTGATGGATTTCCCGATAATTATGGATTGATTCGAATTGATCAAGAATTGATTACGTACACAGCAAAAACTGAAGCAACCTTTACCGGTTGTTTTAGAGGGTTCTGTGGAATCACCTCTTTTAGCAGCCCGAACAATCCAGAAGAGATTGTTTTTTCAGAATCTAATTCAGACGATCATACATCAGGAACAGTTGTAGAAAATTTAAGTTCTCTATTTTTAAAAGAGTTTTTTAAAAAGATTAAAAAACAAATTGCTCCTGGATTTGAAGGTAGGGATTTTTATTCAACTCTTAATCAATCCACTTTTATTAAGCAATTAAAAGATTTCTATTCAAGTAGAGGAACTGATAGTTCTTTTAAAGTTCTTTTCAAGGGACTTTATAATGAAGAAGTAGATGTTATAAAACCAAAAGAAAAACTTATTCGTCCATCTGATGCAAGATATCAATTAACAAAAGACATTATTGTCGAAACAATATCTGGCGATCCTTATGAATTGGTTAATGCAACTCTTTTCCAAAATGAATATGGAAATATTCAAAAAGCATATGCTCCTGTAGGAAGAGTTGAAAAGATTCAAACTGGATTATCAACAGCAAATTACTATAAACTTAGTTTTGATGCGAACTATAACAGAGACATTAGCGTAAGTGGATCCATTTATGGCAATTTTACTGTTCACCCATATTCAAGATTAGTAGGAAATGCTTATCCAGGATCAGTAACATTAGATGTAGACTCAACAGTAAGATTTCCAAATAGCGGAGAACTATCTGTTGTTTATAACGATGGAACTGTGGGAGTTGTTAGTTATACCTCAAAGTCATTAACTCAATTCTTTGGTTGTTCTCCAGTTACAGGATTAATTCTTGATAAATCTCCTGTCGGGATTAACACATATGCTTATGGGTTTTCTACTGAAAACCCAAATGAGATAATTAGCGTCAGAATAACTTCTGTTCTTGAAAGACTTGTTATTCCAGAAGAATCTTATGGATTTAATTCAAATGATGCTATTTTAATTAAAACATTGGGCGGAAAATATGATGATAAGATATCTAACAATTGGGCATACAACATCTGCCCAACTTATCATGTCAAAAAAATAGAAGTTACGGATATTTCAGATAATAGTTACACGATTACTGTCTTTGATCCTCATGTCTTTAGAACTGGCGATAAATTAACATTTAGATCAAATTCTGGGGAGGAGTCATCATCTCAGGTAATAGACATTTTAGGTGAATATGTAATATTGGTTAAAGGACAGGGAGTTTTATCTCTAGAAAAAACATATACAATAACAAGACAACCTTTAAAAGTTAATGCACCATTTTTTCCCGAACTAACCGATCTAAATGCTAATGTTCAAAATGTCTATAGAGATAATGAAAAGTTACTAATTTCATCACCATCTATTCCATATTATAGCAATCAAGCATTAAATGTGACTGATAATGCGGTAGTTTTTTCTGGAACTTTTGATGGATCAACTTTTAATATTTCTCCAGGTAAAGATCATGGATTCTATACTGGAGATGCCGTATATTATACTCCACAAAAACAAGTTACAACAACCACTGATGAAAATGGAAACGAAACAACGACATCATCAGTCATAAGTTCTTTGGGATCTAATTTTAATGAAGGATTATATTTTGTAAAAAGAATAGATGAAAATAATATAAAACTGTCTAGAAGTAGATCCAATCTTTTTAATGGAGACTTCCTCTCAACTCAAGGTACAACTAGTTTAACTAATAATAGATTAGAACCATATAAATCATCTGGAAAAAGACTAACCACTCAAAATCTTTTGAGAGAGATTTTACCTCCAACTCATGATGGAACTTTGTATGAAACTAACCCAGGAAAAACTGGAATATTAATCAATGGAGTAGAAATCTTAAATTATAAAGCTTCTGATACTCTTTACTATGGTTCTATTCAAAAAATTAATGTGGTTGCAGGTGGACAAAATTATGATGTTATAAACCCACCTATTTTATCAATATCTGATATTGTAGGATTTGGAGCCACTGGTTATTGTTCCGTTTCTGGAAACTTGAAGGAAATAAGATTAATAGATCGTGGATTTGACTACATAGAAGCTCCAACAGTCAAAATTACTGGAGGAAATGGAATAGGTGCAAAAGCGGAAGTAAAAGTAAAAGCAATAGAACATAGTGCAACTTTTAATTCTGGAGTCTATGCAAAGTTAGTTGGAATAGGTACAAATATTTCTACAATTGGATTTACGACTTATCATAAGTTTAGAAATGGCGAGAAGGTTGTTTATAAAACTGATGGACAATCCGAAATATCGGGTTTAACCACAGATGCATCTTATAACGTTAATGTTATTGATGCATATACCGTTAAACTCCATACAAATGCGAATGATGCAATATTAGGCATCAATACAATTTCACTTTTAGATTATGGAGTTGGAAATCACTCTCTAAAATCAGTTAATAATAAGTTAGTTGTCGATTCTATCATTGTCACTGACTCTGGATCTCTGTATGCTAATAAAAAAAGAACATCTCCAATATCTGGTATTAATACAGCTTCAGATACTATTAATATTGTTGATCATGGATATGAGTCTGGAGAAATCGTAACATACAATGTTGATGGAACAGCAGTTTCTGGATTATCAACGAACACTCAGTATTATGTTACTAAAGTAAATCAAAATGCTTTTAGATTATCATTAGTTGGATTGAGCACAGGAAATCGAGATTACTATTATAAGACAAGGCAATATGTAAATTTAGATTCAGTTGGAGTTGGAACTCACATTTTCAATTATCCAGAAATTTCAGTAGAAATTATCGGATCTGTTGGAATTTCATCTCTTCCCCAAGAGGATTTTAAAGTTAAAATACAACCCATATTCAGAGGAGAAATTGCATCAGTATATCTAACAAATAAAGGATCTGAATATGGATCCGAAGAAGTTTTAAATCTTTACAGGCATCCAGAAATTAATATATTAACGGGATCTAAATCTGAATTAAAAGCTATTGTTTCTTCTGATGGAAAAATTTCAGAAGTTCTCGTGAACGTCCCTGGATATAATTACAATTCCCCTCCAAATTTACAAATTATTGGTTCTGGAAGAGGAGCAGTTTTAACACCAATTATAGAAAATGGACAAATTAAGTCTATTAAAGTAATTGATGGTGGTATTGGGTATGGAAGAGACACTACATTTGTTAATGTTATAGTTCCTGGACTTGGAGTAGAATTTAAATCTGAATTAAAATCTTGGACTGTCAATTTATTTAAGAAGTACCAACCCAAACTTTCTGGAGACGACGGGGTTACTGTCGAAGGGTTAAATGAAAACTATGGATTACAATATGTGCATTTATATGCCCCAAGAAAATTAAGAGAAACGACATATTCTTCCGATCAATCTGGAAAAATTTTATACAGTAATCCGGATCTTAAAAAATTTGGTAATACTGAAATTGAGTCTAAGGATCATTCTCCAATTATTGGTTGGGCTTATGACGGAAATCCAATATACGGTCCTTATGGTTATACGCTAAAAACAGGTGGGGCAGTTACCCAAATGAAGTCTGGGTATAAAATTAGATTACAACCAGGAAGACCGTCAACTAGTATTTTCCCAGAAGAATTTTTTATTGAAGACTTTGCTTATGAAAATATAAATGATGAATCAACATTAGATGAAAATAATGGCAGATATTGTGTAACGCCCGAATTTCCAAATGGAACGTATGCATATTTTACAACTTTGGACAAAAGTCCAGAATCCATTGGTGTTTTCAATGGATATAAAAAACCCATTTTTCCCTATTTAATAGGAAAAAATTTCAAATCAAAACCAAATGAATTTAACTTTAAAAAATTATCCAATCAAAATGATTTCAGTTTAGTAAATACGAAGTGGATTAGAAACACTTGGTTTTATAACCTAACAAGTAAAAATAGCGAATATGATTATGTAAATATTCCCACCGATCTGAATCAAAAGTCTTTTGTTA